CTTTGAGTAAGTTAGGTTTAAGTACCTCTGGCTCAATGGTATCAAAGATATTACGTCAGATTCAAACCGAATCAGGCGGAAATGCTAAAGCCATTGGTGGTAATGATGGATTAGCTGATGGTAATGCTACAGGTTTGATGCAAGTTAAGCCTGGTACATTCAGAGCATATGCAGTAGATGGTCACAACAATATCATGAATGGCTATGACAACATTCTAGCTGGTCTTAATTATGCTAAGGCTCGCTATGGCAGTGATTTATCATTCTTGGGTCAAGGCCATGGATATGCTAATGGCGGCTTGATTACTAAACATCAGATTGCTGAAATAGGTGAAGGAAACCAACCAGAAATGATTATTCCTTTATCTTCTATGAAGAGTTCAAGAGGTTATGAAACATTGGGTCAGGCTGCAGTTGCTATGGCAGCCAGAGATGGTGTGAGTGGCGATTCTGACACAAATAAAATGCAGATTTTATTGGAACAATCTAATCAATTGAATCAACAAATGATACAAATCTTGATGGCAATTTTGAATCAGAGTCAAATTTCAAATGAACCATTAGGCGAAAATGTAATGAGAAATATATCAAAAGGACTGTTCAACCAATACGGAAGAGCATTTAACTAATAAAAATACTCGCTTATGAAATGCACAGTTTGTATATTTTTTAATATACAGGCGGGTATTAGGAAGGTCAAAATATGACAGAGCAATTTCAATTATCTAATTCAAGAGGTGAAATAGTTGGCATTAATAACTATGATTTAATGGGTAATACACCCTCTGGATTAGGACTCACTTTAAATAATACATATAATCAATACGATAATTATTTTGAATTATCAAAAACATCTGTTAGTCAGGGGAAATTTCAAATCAATATTTTATTTGGGGATGTTGAAAGTCTATCATATCAAACTTTTTCTAGTTTTGCAACCTTTCTTTCTTTTGAGCCGCTGACTATGATATATACCACAGATATAGGAGAATGGAAAAGAGACGCCAGATTATCTGGACTTACCAAAACAGAAATAGGTGGCACAACTGTTTTTCAAACTGATAAGTTAAATGAACAGTTTACACTAGATTTTATTAACCCTTGGTATAATAATAAAACAGGCACTTATAAAAATTACGGTTCTGATTCCAATTTGTCAATTTTTGGAAAAGGATTTTTTAATGAACTGGGAACCGCAAATCAGAACTATATCCAAAATTCTTCGGGAGAGAATGCCTCACAACTTGTACGACCAACAGTAATTGGTGGACTTAATGACGTCGGTAGTGTTAATTCAACACTTCATTATAATTCAGACAGTATCCAACTCACTTATACTGGTACAGGCACTCAAGAATGGTATTACTCATTGGCTGATGCGTGGAGTAGTCTTTCAGATTCAGTATTAGATTTTGATAACACTTATACATTGTCTGTCTATGTAAAAGGAACAGTACCAGGAGCTATGTTCAGGGTCAGTGACGTGTTCAGTGCACCATTGAAAATAAATAACACATCATGGACTAGGCTAGTGTATACCTTTAAATTCCCTAACTTAGCAGGCGACCACATGTCTCAATTTTATATTAGATTAAATGCATCTAATGGGACTGACACCAACGCGACAGGTTTTACTGCTGGACAAACATTACAGTTTAAACAATTCAAGTTAGAGATTTCTGATAAGGCTACCGATTGGATTACTGCACCTGAAGATGGAAAAACAGATAAAAACATGCTTTACACATATGGATATATGGGCATGAACTATAATCCAGATAGTGAAAATCAACCATTAGCAGATAAGGCCGAAACAGATAAAACATATTTAGATGATTAGGAGATAATAGATGGCATATCAACCAAATAATTGGAATCCACTTGATATTATTACAAGTGAAAAATTAAATGATATTGAGCAGGGTTTACTAAAAGCTTCAGAGAATAATATATTTGGTCACGGTGGAGCTGAACAACCATCAGATGGTATTCATTCTTTTATTGTTACTAACAAAGGTGATGCAATGCCTAGTCATCCTCAACCTGGCGACACTGTTTTTATTAAAGACGGTGACGACTATACAATGGTTGAGTGGAATGGTGAAGAATGGGCCGTAAGATTAGACCCAAAATTATCTGAGCGAATAGACAAAGTTTTAGATGACGCAAAAACACAATCAGAACAGCTAATATCAGATAATAATGTTGAGATTAATGAAACAATTGACACTGTCGCTCAAGAAAAAATTGACTTAGCAATAAAAGACGCTGATTTTAATGAAAACGCTCAAGCAATGGCTGATAAAGCTTTAGCAGATGCTAAAGCCAATACAGCGCAAGTTGCACAAGAGGCCTTAAACTCAGCTAATCAAAATTTATCAGCCGCTAAAACAGATTTAACGAACAGTATTGCCAGTGAAGCGTCAGCACGTAACGCTGCGGTAGCTGCTGCTAATTCACAAGCACAAACTTATGCTAATCAAGCTAAGTCTGACGCACTAAACACAATAGCTAAAGAGGTTACAGACAGACAGAATGCGGTTAGTGCATTAGACACTAAAGCCACTAATGCAGTTAATCAAGCTAAGAGTGATATTAATGACACTATTAACGCTATTAGCGTCGGTGGTAGAAACTATATTCTGAACTCTAAGCATGCCTTATCCTCACAAGTTGACGCTATGGACACAGGTTGGGTTAACACATCTATTCCTATTAGTGCGCTATCTAATACTGTTTTCACAATTTCTGTTCAAGTTGACTATGACAATGTAACCGCCGTAACAGGTGGCAATAGGATAGGGGCAGAAATAATAGCCATTGAGGTTAAACCTGATGGCTCGAATAAAACACGCTACTTTGGAACTTGGCGTAATGCTAAGGTGGGAGAAAGTTTTCACGGCATGGTTTCCGAAACTTTCGATATGCGTGGAGTAGTGTTGAAAAGTGTATACTCAGCAAACCATTTTGGAGGTGGACTATATATAAGCGGAATAACTGCCACGAACGTTTCTGTTTCAAATCCCAAGATAGAAATGGGTAACACAGCAACAGATTACACCCAAGCGCCCGAAGATGTTGTATTAGACTACACAACTAAAGATAACCAAATTAAAGAAACTATCACACAGTATCAAACGACTAACGATGGTAAGGTTACTAAAGCACAAACAGATGCTACAACTGCTTTGGGGCAAGTCGCAACAAAGGTATCACAGACTGAATACAACACTAAAACAGGCGACCTAGATAGTAAGTACACGACTGTTAAACAGACAGCTGATTCACAAGCTACAGATATTGTTAATATCAAGGCTACCGCTACAAGCCAAGCCTCTAAGATTAACAGCATATCAAGTGATGTTGATGGAACTAAGCAAAGCATAAGTGACATCGAGACAACGCAAGATAGTCAATCTGATAAGATTAACCAAATCACTAGTGATGTAAATGGTACAAAGCAATCAATCACTGATATTCAAACCAAAGATGGTAAGCAAGACACTAGAATGGGGACTATTGAAACATCTGTGTCTGGTGTTAAAAGTGACTTCAGTAGTTATAAGACTACTAATGATGGTGTTGTTAAAACAGCACAGACCACTGCACAGACTGCAGTAGACGGTTTGAAAAATAAAGTTAGTCAGTCTGATTATGACCAAAAAACTGGTCAACTTCAGACAGATTTAACAACTACGACACAAACTGCTAACAAAGCGACGACAGATATTGTATCCATCAAACAAAAAGACGGTGACCAAGATTCTAGAATGACGCAGATTGAATCTGATGCTTCAGGTGTCAAAACAACTGTTAGTGATTTGAAAACTGAACAAGGTAAACAGTCTGGGTACATTAGTACGTTACAACAACGTGCTGATGGGTGGGATGCTACAGTTACAAAGGTTGACAATCTATCAGTTGGTGGTAGAAACTTGCTACTAAACTCAAAAACTTTATCATGGGGTATAGGTAATAATACAGCTACAACGTCAACCAAAGTTTCTTATGATGATACCACAAATATGTGGCACATAACATCACCAAAGGGTGGCTCTGGTAATGCAGGTATTTATTTTTCACAAACTAATAATGTCAGCAACGCAATTACTGCAGGACAGCAATGGGCGTTTAGTTTTGATATTAAAGGAACTGGTGTCTATTCTCAGTTTGGTATCGAATGGTCATCACCATTTAATAAGCTATCTGGAAACGTTCCAACAGACTGGACTAGAGTTTCATCAACAGGAACTACTGCTGGTACTGGTGCAAAGTCAGTTATTATTTACTTCGATTCCACTAATGTTGCGTTAGATGTATATATTAAATTACCCAAACTAGAAACTGGTAATCTTCCAACCGATTGGTCCCCAGCTCCAGAGGACTTATCAGGTGCCACAGCGAAAGCACAATTAACGGCTGACAACGCAACACTATCAATTAACAATTACAAGACTGATGCAGATGGACGTATCAGTAAGGCACAAGCTGACATACAAGCCAATGCTAACGCAATCACTACAAAAGTTAGTCAGACTGATTATGACAAGAAAACGGGTGATTTATCGACAAAGGTTAACACCGCCCAAAGTACAGCAGATAGCGCCACAAGTACAATTGGTGCCTATAAGACATCAAATGATGCACGTGTAGCCAGCGCTGAAAGTAAGATAACAGCAAATGCCAATGCCATCACGCAGAAAGTTAGCCAAACAGACTACAACCAAAAAACTGGTGAGCTATCTGGGTCCATTAGTACGTTAAAACAACGTGCTGATGGTTTTGATACTACCGTTACTAAATTTAATAATTTAGCCATTGGTAGTAGAAACTACTTCTTAAATTCATCAGGTTCTTCACTTGAAGGATGGAGTCAAACAGATGGGTGGAGTATTATCACTGGGACATATCGAGGAAGTGTATTCAGCATAAAACCAACGTCCGCATGGACTAGCGGAAATCATAACTCTCTATATAAGACAGGACTTATAATCCCAAGTGGAACTGAAGTTACTGTTAGTTTCTGGGCAAAAGCTGATATAGCAGGTGCTAAGTTCCACTCAGAGCCTAATGGTAGTTATGCTTCATATAACACAGTATTAACCACCGATTGGGCTAGGTATAGCTACACTTTCACATTGACATCAACCACTATATATTTCATGGGTGTAGATGCTGGAAAGACTTACTATCTTGATGACATTAAACTTGAGATAGGTAATGTAGCTACAGATTGGACACCTGCTCCAGAAGACACGGATAACAAGATTAGCACTGTATCACAGACGGTGGACAGTATTAGTAGTATTGTATCAGACCCAACAACAGGCTTAACTAAAAGAGTACAAACTGCTGAAGGAACTCTCTCACAAGTCACTGGTACTGATATTCCAGCTTTGCAAAATGCCACTTTCTGGCAACATTATTCTTCGCTTAACTTCAATGACTATACTAGACAAGGCTCATTCTTCTTTAATACAACTGCAGCCAAGACCAATGGTCCAACAACGTCAAATGGATGGTTATATCTGATAGTTGAACAAGGAACCGCGGATAATAGTCGAATTAAGCAAACAGCTTGGTACGATGGCGTCAACGGTGTAAAGATAACTTATGTGCGAACTCTTAACTCTGGTACTTGGTCGCCTTGGTATGCCAATGATAATGATTCAGTAACAACAATTAGTCAAACTAATAGCAGTATCACACGAGAGATAGCTGATAGAAAAACTGGTGATAATAACACTTTGCAGAGTTCAAAAGACTTCACTACAAGTAGTATCACAAGTTATGATAATGGTATTCAATCTACAATCACTCAGACTGCTAACGGTATTTTAGCGCAAGTTGGTGCTACTAATTTATTCCCCAACTCTGAATTTGAAAAAGATTATGGTTATAATAAAAAAGATGGTAATACTGTACTTAGTCTTGGTACTAAAAGTAATATTGATGGTGCTTATAACGGTACTGTTAGTGTTACGTCGACTGATACTGCTTGGAGAGGGTATTGGGCTAATAACATTCAGGTACAAGGTGGTCAAAAGTATAGTGCATCTGTAAAAGTTCACTATACAAATGGAGGGTTAACAGCTGGTAAAGCATTTCTAGATTTATGGTTTATTGATAGTACGGGTGCTAGAATATCTACCGCAACGGTAAGTACACCACAAGTCTCATCTCCATACTGGGTGCAGTTAATTAGCGAGGGATTCACAGCACCTACTAATGCAGTTTATCTACAAATGAGTTTAATTGTAAATAATGCAGGTGCGGGTCAAGTAGCTACATTTACACAACCGATGCTAACAGCTACTGAAAAGCTACAATCATATACACCGAATGATGATGTTACTACTCAATTAGCATTATTGAAAGATAAATGGTCTATAGGTATTGCTGATAATATTGGAAATATTACCAGTGGCATTGTTGGTAATGCATCACAGATGAGTCTCATTTCAAAGAAGGTTGTTATTGATTCACCTAGCACCCAGATTACTGGTGCAGCGTGGATTAACTCAGCGATGATTCAGAATGGGTCAATTATTAATGCTAATATAGCTGATGCAGCGATTACCAGTGCTAAGATTGCCACTCTAGATGTGTCAAAGATAAGTGGAGATATCACTAGTTTTGTTAAGTCTGGTTGGAACAATGCTTATGGTTCAAACGTTACAATTGATGGAGATGGTATGGTGGTTTCATACGGCAATACATCAACATCTTTTGAAAACGGTCAGGTTTTATTCAAACAATTAGCTGACTACGCAGACGGTTCTAATCAAGTCGAAACTATTGGCTCAATAAGCACTACACATAACGGAACAGTCAATAATCTAATTATTGGATTGTATGACCAGACACATATACCATTTAGTTCAACAAATGGAACGAGATTAGGTTCTCCTGATGGTGAAATTTATGGTGGCGACCTTGTAGCAATTGGTAAGGCTAATAATTTCACAGGTGGATTTGATAATATGTTTTCTTATTCAAACCAAACAGCCTCAAAATACTATGGTATTACAGAGGGATTTAATTTCAGAGATAAAGTTAATTTTAATTCTAACGAAATTGTATCTGGTTCTGTCAACTATAACCTGAAGATTGGTGCTTTGAAGTTCAGTGGTAAATTTGACGGAAAATATGTACCAGTAATTGTTGCAACTTGGTCTGGATATATAGGTGGTGGAATTGCATTCGGTAATGATAACGTCGTTGCGTTTAACCAAACAAAAGCCACTATTCTTTAATAGGAGAATCAAAAATGAGTACAACAGCGTACATTAAAAATGAAGTAACAGATAGTAACAATAATATTTTATATAGTATACATGCAACCATATCTGGTGACGGCGCAACGCCGATGATTAAAACGATGATGGGTTCTAAGGTGCCAGTTGGATATGCAGATGACGGCATGCCAATCTATCAGGAGATAGACGAAAAAGATGTTCAGAGTGAGGAGCAAAAATTCATGGCTCTGTCTATAAAGTTGCAGAAAGCATTTAGTGAATATAATGGTCTTAATCCTGATGTAGTAAATATGATAGGAGATGAAAGCAAGTGAAAATTAAGAATTTAGAACTATTCCCACTCATTAATTTTTTAGAAAAAGTAGATATGAGTGCTAAGGCAAGCAGAGCGAGAACAAAACTCGTGAAGCGTTTAAGAACTTGGGGAGATGAATATACAGAAAGTCAAAAACAAATCGTTCTTGAAAACGGTGGTGTTGTGGATGAAAATGGTAGTGTATCATTTGTTGGTAAGGAAGAAAACATTCCCAAAACATCCGCAGAAAGAACAGAACTAAGTTTAGAGACGGTCAATATCAGTGAAGACTTTGATGGACAATTCAAGTCATTGAAGGAATTTTTTGAGGATTGGGATGGGGTTGTTTCGGCAATGGATGCCCCAGCGTTCGATAAGTTATTAGATATTTTAGAAGATGAAGTGGGCGAATAGTTTTGATAAACAGTTTATGTTGCTAGTTTAAGACTGCTTCGATTACAATACTTATAAATTTAAAAAGGAGAGTATATGGCTAGACAAGCATATGGATATGTTTACATTGAGTCCAATCAAAAAAGTAGTGAAAAAGCTATCACTTTAGAAAATAATTCAGAATATTTTGACACCCAAGAAGGCTCTCCTAGCATAGTCACTATTCAGGGTCCATGTAGTGTTTCACCTTCATGGATAATTGTTCAAAATGGTGAAACAAAAGGCTCCGCTAAATTTAACCTATTGTTGGCCGATAATCAACAATTAATTGTTAGTTCATATCCAGAAGACCAATATGCTAGGGTGTATAATACAGATAGAAGTTACTCAGATGTATCTCAACTTGCAGATTTTACAAAATCAAATTATGTAAGAATTCCTTCAGGAATTAGCACGGTACTCGCCTATGTAGATAAACAAGCTGAGGTGAATATTTCATTCAAGGAAGAAAGGTTAATAGTATGATTCTTTCATTGGAAATATCTATATTTGATTGTAAGTCCATGATTATGAAAGGTACCTATCCTTTATCAACATATGAAATCAATATGGACGCAATGAGTAATGCATCTTCCACTTTTACAATAAATAAAAATAAGAATGTATCTATAGGAGACTATGTAGCTATTAAAGAATCTTCTAACAGCCTAGGTGTAATTTATTATGGTCAAATAACTACCGTTGACACCACTCCTGATACCAACACAGCTAGTTTAACTACAAATTATATATGGAATGTTTTAAATGGAGATATACTTGTCAACTCAACATCTGGTAGCAGTTATGAGCAACATATATTGAAATTAATTAGTGGGTATGTGTCATCCAACAAAAATACAAATATCATGTCTTATTCTATCACGAACTCCACAAATACAAGTTTCTCAGTATCTAGCTCAGATGGAATTACAACTAGTAATTTTATTGATTATTTAATCCGAGGATTTAAGTTACACAATACTTATCTAAATGTCTCTGGTATTGGTGAGAAACAAATAGGCGACACCATTATATATTATCCAGAATTCGATTTTAGACAAAATACTGATTTATGGAATTTTAAAGATGATATTTATGATTTTAGAGACTGGCAAGTTACCGACTCAAGATATCTGAGAGGGTATAATAATGAACTTTGGATAGTAGATAAAGCTTCTAATAGTATTGAGAATCCTACGGTATTAAAAAAATATTGGTTACAAAATGATGGTTCTGTTGTTCTAAGTATTACAGATAAAGTGAGTCTCCCTACACAGGTGCAAATTTATATTTACGATAAAACAGCGACAGATAATCCAACTTATGACAATATAGCCTCTAGTAATTTAAGTGGTAATACTTATAGTCATTCAATTAAATTTTCTACAAAAATTGACAATAATTTTTTACCTTTTAAAAAGATAAAACTTGGGTTGCAATCCAATATTTATTATGGAGATAACGTCTATAAATCAATACTAAGTGCTTACTCTATTAGTAGTAGCAGCAATTTAATAAACTTGACTTTCGGTAACTTGAGATTTGGAAGACAAGATTTATTCGGAAACAACTTATAAAAAAGAAAGGTTTAACTTTATATGACTATAACAATGTACCAAAGTGAACGTAATTTTGTCACTCCAGGTAATGATGCTAGTTTATACTCAGCTTTGGGAGGCGACACATCTGGAGTAATTAACAGAGGGAATAAATTAAAATTAACAGTCAACGGATTGACAGCGACAGTAGACACAGGGCAAGCAATTGTATTGGGTAGATTAATTGAAATAACAGAACCACAATCTTTCACATTGCCTGCCAGCACAAATGGTAATATCTGTATTGTGATTGACCTCTCTAAGACTAATGATATTATTGGCCAGGCTGGGCAAAATAACTATCAGGTTACGGTTAATCAAGTTTACATGGCTGGAATAGTTGGGGATTTAGTTCAAGATGATATCAACAACGGTGGATTTATCTATGAACTTCCATTAGGAACTTTCTCCAGCAATGCAACTTCTGCCACGATTAAGCAATCTAATCCTATTCTAAATGATTCTGGGTGGATGAATTTAAATGTGAGTGCGTCCAATGCTGTTTTGGTTGGTAATCCTTCATATGCTCAATACAGATTAAGAGACAATGTTGTATTTTTGCGTTGGAGAGGTGTATCAGTTTTAAATGCAGCTAACGGAAATCAAATCGCTCGTGTACCATGGGCATTACGCCCAGATGTAGAAATTATTGGCTCTGGCTTCGACAATGGTGTTGGTAGACTAACTCCTGTCCAAACATTCATTAATGATACGGCGACAATATGGGTTAATATGGAGGATAATCACAAGGGTAATCTGAGTGGTAGTATGAGTTATCCAATACCATCAGATAGAGTTCATTAATAAAATGGGGATTTTATAGATGAAAAAAATAAAAAATTTTTGGAAATGTCTTCCCAATTTATTTGACAAACACGATTTTTCACTTTTATGGGCCAATATTATTTTCTGCTCCAGCATTGCATTGGTAACTAAAGATATGCCAGCCATTGTCAGAGAGACATTACCTTATAATGGTGTTT